GAGTGGCTGAGCGAGTAGTTCCGCAGCTCGCCGATTGCAGTGGTGGAGATTTTGACGAGGCCTTCGCGGCCGAGGTGATTTGCCATGTTAGTCGGTGGTTAAATAAATGCAGTTGAAAGTGTGACGAGCCGTGCCGAAGCGCCTGTCCTCGTCTGGCTCAATCACATAATCCACACTCGTCAAATGGAGATCGCGGCACTGGCCCCCGAGCGTCACGTCGGCGAGAACTGCCGCCTCGACCGCCGCGCTGCCCGTGTCGAAAAGGTCGTCGATCAAATACGTTCCGCTCTCCGCGATGAAATAGTCCACCACGAGCTGAAGCTGCCGGTATTGAGTCCGGTTGCTCGGCCCGAGCGTGCGCACCTCGATCTGCTCGCTGACGGCGTAAACGGCGGCGGCGGGAAACGAGATGCTGGCGATCGTGTTGTTGCGCCCGCGAAGGATGTTTGCGGTGGGCACGACGAGCGCGCCGGTGAGAGCGTTCGCCGTCGCGGTGCGGATGTTGGTGCGTGTGCTCATGCTGCGGCTGTTTTTATTGGCATTGCTCCGCCGACGCGGGTGAAGCCGAGATTGACGGCGCGGTTGGCGAGGACGGCGGCGACTTTCTTCGCGGTCGTTCTCACGCGTGAATTGATGGCCGCGTCGATCATGCGCTGGTAATTCGGGATTTTCACGTTGTGCGCCGTTGCCTTGATGAACGGCTGCGGCCCGAAGCTGGATTGCACCGAGCCGAACCGGATGTTTCCGCCTGCCTGCGCCTTGAGCTTGTCGCTGAATTTCTTGTAGCGCGCTCCGCTTACTTTCGCCGATGCGTTCCAGCCGCTAACGGTCCAGCCCACGCGGTCCTCCATCGTCTTTCGGACGCGTCGAAAATCCAATCCGAAGGCGAGGACGCGCGGTTTTCCGGTGATCCTGCCTAGTGCGTTCTGCTGGCTGCGGTGGTATTTCTTAATGGCGTCTTCGCTTTCGAGTAACGGCCTGCCGTAATAGTGCGTGAGGTTCGGATTTCTGAAAAGCGCGCGCAGCTTCTCAACGTCGCGGTTCCTGACATATCGCGCCATCGACTTGTAAAATCCGCCCTCGGTCGCCTTCGCTTGCAGGTCTTGGAATACCAACGGTTCCGCGAGCCTGCTGAAATCCGCGCGCACCGCGTTCGCGCCCTGCTGCTTGCTCTTGGGCGGCGTAAATTTGACGATGGTTTGAATCGCGTATTTGGCCTCCTCTTTGATGACCAGCCCGAGGTCCACCTTTGCCGCGTTTGCAAGCCGCGCGAGCTGATACTCCAGCCGTGAGAAACTGGTTTCGATGTCGATCATATCGACTTTGCGACCTCGATTTCGCAGCCCGCGCCCTCGGCGTCCAAGGTCACGCGTTCGATGAAATAGGTGATGCTCGCCCGAGAAAGCGTCTGGGTGACTTGCGGCGTGGCGCTGACGCTCGACGTGAGCAGGAACACCGTAAACTTGCTGTCGGTTCGACGCTGGTCCTCAAACTCCGAGAACGCATCGCGCGACGATGACCAGATGCCGGTGACGCTCACGCCCTGATAAGTGAACGCGACGCCCGCCTGCTCAAGAATCGCCGAGAAGTCGGAGTTGATTTGGGTCGGGTCGAAGTCTCGCACGGCTGCCATACTTATGCGCCGCCTGTAAAATAAAACCGTGCGTGAAGCTCCGGTCGGTTCGCGAGTAGCCACGGCTCCGCGTCCTCGTAGCACCGCTGTGCGTCCTGCCCGCAGGTCTGGCTTCCGACGTGGTGAACGTAGGCGCGCGAGATGAAATGCCGCCGCTTCATGTCGAGGCATTGCACGTCGTCCGAGAACCAGTTGATCGGCGGGAAATCAACCCACGCGTCGCGGTGAATCCACGCGCAAATCGGCGCGATGACCGGCGTCTCGACTATGTGCCGCTCGGATTGGTAGCGCAGGAAGTCGATTTTCCCGCGCCCGCTGCGAACATTCTGCTCGCCGCGCGCGTAGTCCGAGCGCGTCGCGACGTAGCCGAGATCAGGCACGACCTTGCGCAGATGCGCGACGTCCGCGAGTAGCAACGCCCACGTCGTCGGCGTGAACACGATGTCATCGTTGCAAATCAGAATCTCGTCGTGCCGCTTGAAGGCTTCGCGCGCGGCGAAGTTGTAGGCGTCCCCGAAGTTCGTGCCGACCTTGTGATGCACATACCTCTCGACGTCGCGCGGGACGTAGGCGTTCAGCGACGCCGTCATGACATTGAGGCACGCGCCGTTGACCGTGCAAACGATGATTGCTGGCGTGCTCACGGCTTTTTCGCCCCGAGGATTTCTTTGACGTTCTCGGCGTCGATGAGCGTCACGCCGCTTGCAATCACGAGCTTGTCCCAGTCGTGCGGCGGGACCATGCCGTCCTCGATGTGCACCGAGATCATCGCGCGCTCCACGGCTCGCGGTTGCCCTACGTCGTGGATGAACTGCTTCGACATTGCCATCGTCTCCTTGTCGTCGGGTCGCACAAGGAAAACGTGCTCGACGGTTTCCGGTTGCGCTGCCGTCCCGAGCCACGCCTCGCGAAATGACACCGAGCGCGTCGAGTCGCCGAGGGTTTTCTGCGTGAGCCGAATCGCGGGCTTTTCGTGCTTGTGGAACGCCCACTGGAGCCCGTCCGCCTTTCTCGGCTGGTCCGCGAGCCGGTAGGAACGCGCGGCGAGATCGAGACCGGCCCAGCCATACCACTTCACCTCGTGCGTCCACGGCCTTTCCTTCTCCTTCGGCTCCGGTAGCGCAAGCATCCGCTCAGCCCAGAAGCTCGCGCGGCGCCCGTCGTTGCGCTCGAAGGCCAGCATGATAACCGACGCGATGGCCTCGCGGCACCACGGGAAAACCCCGTGCGCACCGAGCGCGAATTGCAAAGCCTCGCGCCGTGACGCGACGAGCCGCGCAAGGTTCAGTTGCACTTCGTATCGAAACGAGTCGTCGAGGTTCGGGAAGGAAAGCGCGATGCGGCCGAACTGCTCGGCGGCGGTCTTGTTGCCCGCGCAATAGTGTTCCTGATGGATGTAAAAATACTGAGTCGCCGACTCCGCGACGCTTCGCCCGAGGATTGCGAGGTTGCGCTTGCGGTTGCTCTGCTTGATCGCGACCGGCTGATGCCGCCAAACCGGCACCGTCCACTCGTTGTGAAGATCGTTCGGGAGCAACAGCAGGTTTTCGTGGACGTCGTGGTGCCAGACGCGCCCCGAGGCGAACGCTGCGCGGCGGATGATTCGCTCGCGTTGCAACTTCTTGCCGGTGCCCCGCACGTCGTAAGGGCATCGCAGCATGAGCACGTCCTCGGTAAGCTCCTTGAGCCTTTCCCGCAGGTCCGTCGCATCGGTCAGCACGTCGTCGCAGTCCGCCCAAAGAAGCCAATCGCCGGTGCCTTGGGCGAAGGCTTGGTTCCGAGCCCTCGCGAACGAATCAACGTGCCGCCACGCCTGCGCAGTGACCCCGTTGCGGTAGTCCGAAAAGACAATCGGGACCGCGTTGCGCTCGCACCATTCGCGCGCGAGCTGTTCGGTGTCGTCCGGTTCCTGCGAGCCGATGGCGCGCACCAGTGAGAGTTCGTCGATGATGCCGACGAACGAATCGAGCATGGTTCGTATGTGCGCGGTCTCGTTACCGGCAATCACGCAGAGGGAAATTGTCATGTTGTGTGTTCGCTCCGGTGTGGCGAATCGCGCCAGAGCGTCAAAACAAAAAGCCCCACGCGGTTAGGCGTGGGGCTGTGAACTCAGGTGTATTCAGATCAGGAATACTGAGTGGTGATTAACTGACCGGCGTTTGCATTCACGACCTTCTCGGACACAAAGTGCGACGCCCGCACGATGTTGGATTTGATCGCTTCTTCGCGATAGGTCGAGACGCCGATTGCTGGGCCATACTCGGACCAGTTCAGCGTGAAGCCTGCGCCGCCACCGAAGAAACCAGCGGACGCCTGCGTGACCGAGCCGACCCAGATGTAGGTATTGGCCCAGACATTACCGGCAGCAAACGCGACGCCTTCAGGGGCGGTGTCGTAGCTGGCGCGACCAATCAGCACTTGGCTGACACCGAACACCTCAGCCGCCGCTTGCGTGCTCGCGTTGAGGATAGTGTCGGACGAAATGCCAGCGCCGCGAAGGCGGTTCTGGAACTTCGTGGAAGCGCGGATTCGGGTCCACACTGGGTATGGGATGATCGCGGTCAGGTTCGTGACGCTCTCGCCCTTCGCGAGAAGACGGTCGGTAGCCTCTTGAACGTCAGCGCCGACATCGAACGTCGCCAGATTGGCGGTCGTGTAGGCGGTGCCGCTGTTGGTCGCGGTGAACGTGCCGCTGTCGAACAGTTTCGCAGCGACGCGAAGCTCGTGCGCGAGGAGCAGTTTGCGCTTGGCGAGCTTGGCCGCGATCACTTCCGCGTCGAAGAAGCGGGCGACGTCGAGGGTGACGGTATCGTCCACGGCCTCTTCGTATCCATATTCCAACGCCGTGTAGGTATCTTGGTTAAACGCACGCGTGCCGCGAGCATATGCGCTGTAAGCGGCGCGGTTCTTAACGTCGCTCTTGAGGAGCTGACCCTCTTTGAGGACGAAGGATGGGTATTGGCCGGCGCGCACGGGCACGTCGAGGATGGGCATCGCTTGAACGCCGATCAAACCGGCTTCATAGTCCTTGGCCTGCTCGACTACACCGGCGATGTCGCCGCGGAAAATGGCTGCTGAATTTGTATACATGGTAAGATTTTTTTAGGGTTTAGAGATTCTTGGGAATCATCTCGATGATCGCCGAAGCGTCGGACGCGGTGGTGAGCGATTTGCCCACCGTTACGGAACCTGTAATCGCCACGCTCCCGTTGGCGGTTGAGAATAAGGTGTCACCTACGGTGACCGGCCCAGCGAGCAGAGTGGCTTTGATGGTGGTGCCACCGAGGAACTGCACGGTGACTTGATCGCCCGAGGCAGCGTCGATCAAAGCGACGCCGTCAGGGAGAGAAGCGGTGGCGGAAAGACCGACGCCGCGATTGCTGGAAATGGACACGAGGCGAAACGCGGTGATAGCCGAGTTTGCGACGAACGTGCCCGCATTTTGGAATGAAGTAGCCATGGTGGTTTTTTTAGAGTTTCACGAGTTCGCCGCCCTGCACGCGCGCACGATAGACGGCGTAAAGGTCAGCATGATTTTTGACCGCGAAGGAGATGGCCGAGGATTTGTCGCCCTTGAGCTCGGTGGCTTTGGCGGCGACTACGTCCTCGAACTTCTGCGCTTGCGCGACTGGTTTGGGAGCTTCCGCCGAGGCGATCGGGGCGGCTGGCGCACCGAAAGACTTGGCAAATTCTTTGACCGCAGCGAGAGCGGCGGCGTTCGCCGCGAGTTGCACGACCTCAGTCTGTGCGCTCATGGCGGCGGGTTTTTCTTCAACGGGAGGAAGCGCAGCTTCGAGCTTCGCGAGTTTGTCATTCATGCCCATCATAGCAGATTGAATCATGCCTTGGATGGCTTCCTTGAGTTCGTCATTCATCGTTTCAATTTTTGCTTTTGATTCTGGCGCGGTCTGAAGTTGCTCCAGCTTGCGCGCGAAAAATCCATTCGGGTTCGCAGCGGGTTCGCTGACGAGATCGACCGAGTAAATTTCAGAACACCTCTGCAAAGTCGTGAGCTTGTCCGCGCTTTTTTCCGACGGACCCGAGAACGCAATCGAGAGCCCGAACGTGTCGGGAATCCGCTCGGCAATCTCCAAAATGTAAGCGCGGTGAACCGAGGATTCTAGCAGGTGCAAATCGCCGAGGAGCTTCTCGCCCTCGATGCGCAAGGTGTCGATGTAACCGACGATGTCGCCTGCGCCGCCCGAGTGGTCGAGCTTCACCTTGAGCCCGCCAGAGTATTGCTCGGCGGCTTTCTTGACCTGCTCCAGCGTCGTGCTGTCGATCATCACGCCGTGGCCCAACGCCGGGCCTTTGGTGATGAGTGAGACGCCGCGAATGATTCCGGTCTGCGCGTCGATGACGCCTGCGGAGGCTGCAAATGTGATGACGGGTTCCATCGCCTATGCGATGCCCGTCAAAATCAATCCTCCTTCTGCGCCTCGCGGCGCCACCGCCAGAGCAGAAACGCAATGCCGAGGAGTGTGCCGACGAGCGCGGCAACCTCGTTGACCTGCGATAGGCTCACCATCGCGGCGGCAGGCGTTGCGGCGGTGAGGGTGGCTTTGATGTTGTGGGTGTTCATTTTGATTTTCGCGCCATGCGGTCCCCGAACCACCATCCCACGCAGTTGAACGCGGCAAAATTGATCTGTTCCACCATCGGCGCACGCTCCGGTCCGACTGAGTGGAAGTAAACGACGGTCGCGACACCGACCAAAGTCAAAGTGATGAACGGCCGAAAAAGCGTGATGATGTTAGCGCACCACGGCGCGACGTTGCTCGGCACGGTCGCGGCCTGCTGGCTCGCCGTGAACGCTGCCCACGCTGCGGCGTCTGCTGCGATGCCAGCCATCGTCTTGGCCTCTTCGAGCTTCCGCGCGTGGTCGCGTCCAGCCTTGAACTCCTCGAAGAAGCCGTTGCCGATGCGGAGAATCACACCGAGCGCACCACCACCGAGAGCGTTGCCAAGCAAATCAAGGATGTTCATTTTTTATTAAAAAGGTCGAACAGCGATTTCATTTTCTCCTCAAGAACTGCCACGCGGAGGTCCAATTTACTGAGCACGACTATTAGGGTTATCATGGCAAGGAATATAGGCCAGCCCTTCACGAGAATTTCGAGCGCGTCCATACATCAGGGCCAGATGTAAGTTCGCGCCTTCACGGCGTCGGCTTGTCAGCAGCAGCAGCGGCCTTGAGCTGTTCGATCTCAGCCAGCGCAGCCGCGAGTGAGTCCACCAGCAAGTTCAACGACTGCTGCTGGAGCTGCGTCACGATCGCTGATTTGTGTTCGTCTTTGGTCATGTGCTTATTCCTCGGATACAAGTTCAAACCCAGCATTGACCGCGAGCACGGCGGCAAACGCAGCGTCGTCAGTCCACGCAGCGCATTGTTCTGCCGTCGCGGGCACGAGGCCAACGGCCATGATTTCCACGCCCTCGGCGTCGAGGAGGTGGCAATCGGCCACGGCGGTTGGGTCTGTGTATTGGACGTATCGAACTTCAAACAAAGTTCCGACTTTAGGCTGGGCGGGAGAGCCCATTGTGTATGGTGCGATTGGGATGGTCATGGGTGTAGTGAGTTAGTGATTACGAAAGAGGTCCGACGGTTGCTCCGTTGATGCGGATGTAAAGGCCCGCAGTCGTTGTCCACATATCGCCGTTTGTCGGAGAGGTTGGAGCGGTGCCGTGCGGGATACGCAGCGGCGCAAGACTTGCGGTTGCGGCTGGAGCGATGACGGTGCCCGCGAAGGTGGCGGCTCCGGTGCGGTCAAAACCCAGTGCCGTAGTTCCCAAAATGGGGTCTCCTCCCGCAGCGGTTGAAACCATAATTAAAAAATCTCCCTCTGCGGCTTGGGAGTATCCAATCGCCCAATTGCGACTAGTTGAACCGACTCCTGTATCGGTAAGCAATAGTTTACCAGAAGTACCGCTCAAAGTGAGACTAGGA